GGATCTTTCGAAGAAATGGAAGATTCATATGAAGTAGAGGGAGTCCCAAACTCTGAACGAAAAATTAAAATAGCAGTAATAGTAAACCTTTTCGTAGAAAATAGCTACGATAATATACAGGTTCTATTTCCTAAAGATCAGGATCAAAAAGTAGCAGATGCAATCCTTACATTATTTACAACTCGTCACGACCTAGAAATTTTTAGAAAAAAAGCTCTGTATATTTACATAAGAGAGATGACGGATTGTGAAACCCCTACCCTTACTAGGGTAATTTCTAAACTTAAAGATGAGTTTTACAGCCTACACAAAACATACCAAGAAGCAGGATTTTTAATTCAATAACATATTTATATAATAAATACACCATGGGATTAGATACTACAATTTTTGGAACCAAAACTGTTTCGGACGTCTTAAAAGAGATCTACGACAACTCTCGAAGTAAATCTAAGCAAGTAAATGCTCTTATAGGAGAATTGAAGCCTCTTGTTGAAAATATAGGAGATGCAACCTTAGTAGTTCCAATGATCAAGGAATACTTGGAGGTTGGAGTTAAGAATGATGAACATCTTATTAAGATGGTAGCACTTGTTCAAAGGCTCGAATCAGGAGGAGGAAAAGATACAGCAGACTTTTTTAATCCTGAAGAGCTTGCAAAGCTGATGGAACAGAGTGAAGAGATAGGTAAAAACCTAGATAAAAAAGACGAATAATGGCATTCAAGTCGCACTTAACAGCAAGAGTAAGTTCTAAAGGATCAGGAGGAGGTAAGAGTAGTGTAGGAACAGTCTATGGACGAGTAGTCAAGGTGATATTATCACTTTCAGACCCAGACTGCAAGGATTCCTCTATGCTAAATGGAGTATTCTACCGTATACCTAACCAACCTGGAGACGAGAGTAATGATAATAGTATAGCAGGAGCCAAACCTTTTGCAAAGCAGGGAAATGCATCTATGCGAGTGATCCCTATGCCAGGAGAGTTAGTAGAAATAGTCCCAGCCTTAGGGGTAGATGCTACAGCAGGAAATACTATGTATTGGGGTAAAATAGTTAATGTCTGGAACCATCCACATCATAATGCAGTTCCAGATACAAAGCAGCGGGATTGGAGTGACAGGATTATAGGAGGTCAAAAAGAAGAGTCGACTATAAGTCCACTACAGGCCAATCCAGGCGACACTATATTGGAGGGAAGATTAGGACAATCAATTAGATTTGGAGGATATAAGGGAGTTCAATCTAAAAATATTGATAGTAGTAATGATGGAAAACCTATTATACTTATTAGTAACGGACAGATTAATACAAGCGAAGGTGATACTCCTATTGAAGAAGATATAAACCAAGACTACAATTCAATACACCTACTATCGGACCATTTATCAGACTTAGTATCGGTTAATACTAAAAGGGACTCTTATGATATACAACCACTAGCTTCTAATAGATATATAGGAAACCAGGTAATGATAAATGGAGGAAGGCTTTTTTTCAATGCAAAAAAAGACTCGGCATTTATATCAGCAAAAGAGTCAATAGGACTAAACGCAAGAACTTTGAACTTAGATGCAACAGATTATTTTTGTGTAGATGCTAAGAAAATTTATCTAGGAAAAGCAGCTAGAGCATCAGTAACAAAAGAACCAGTAGTACTAGGTACCCAGTTAGAAAATTGGCTAAATAACTTAGTAACAATATTAAGTACAATTGCAAGTACACTACCAACTGTAACATCAACTCCAGCAGGAGCAATACCCGGATTAGCAGAATTAGGTAAAGCAATAGAGCAGCCAATCAGAGATCTAACAACAACTACAATATTATTCCAATCTAAAAAAGTATTTACAGAATAATGGCAGGAGAAGTAGAAAAAGCACAAGAAGCCAAAGCTGCAGTAGAATCAGCAACAGCAAAAGCTAGGGAGGCTCAACAAAAGTTTGAGGAAACGAAGGCTATGGTAGAGGATGCTAAAAAGAAGGCAGACGAAGCGGCTAAAAAGGCAAAAGAACTTCAACAGAATATAAAAACATTACGGGCAGCTTCAAAAACTCCAGGAGCAGTAAGGGGAGGTATAGCAGCGATAGCAGCTGCCCAAATAGGAACACTAAAAGGTGCAATAGCCGCTCAGATATTGAAACGAGTTATTGATATGCTAAATAAATTCTCAAGCGGATGTCCAAATAATAAGGAACTTCAAAGGATTATAAAAATTAGAAGTACCCTGCTAAAACACTTAACAAGCTTTGAAAAGAGAGTAAATGTTTTTGCTAAAATAGCAAATCAACTACTATTAATAGTTACAATAATTAATGCTGTTGTAAAAATAATAACATCTATTCCAGTTCCTACGGCTATTATCCCTCCACAGACAGGAGGTGTAGGTGTACCACAAAGTGTCTTAACAAAGTATAGTCAAGGGTTAGTTAAGGTAAATAAAAAGTTAGACGAGTTCCAGGCACAAGCAGCAGCAATAACAGGAGTAGTAAATACAGTAGGTCCAATAATAACTAGCTTAAAAGATAGATTAAACTCTATAGATTTAGCAATACAACAGTGTAGCATAAACCAACCTGCAGATTTAACTCAAATATTAGCAACCGCACAGCCACCAACAACTGCTACAAACTATACATATAAGGGCTACACTCTGGAAATAATACAAGATCCCAACTCTCCAAAAATAGCACCAAGAAGATATGCAATAGCTAAGGATAAATCAGGATCAATAAGACTAAGAGGAGACTCTTCCTTCAGCTCAGATACGCAAGTTTTACTAGATGAGGTAAAATTTAGAATAGATAATCAATTAGCATAACATAACTATTTATTAATATGAAGTTAGATTTATTAAAAAAATTAATTAAAGAAGCGGTAAAAGAAGCAGTTCGTGAAGAATTACAAACAATTCTTTCTGAAGATGTTAAACCAAGCTCCACATCTATAGGAGTAGGAGAATACGAAGTACCTAACACTATTACGAAGTACGAAAATTACAAGCCACCAGCAGCAAGGCCAATTCCTACAGGAGATCCTATAGCAGATTTAATGAATGAGACAAAGTATGCAATGAACCAAGGAGATTACCGAAACTTAGTAAGCGCAACATCAGATATGGTTCAAGCACCAGGATTAGGAATGAATCCAATAGATCAATTTAGACCAGGTCCTGAACCAGGACTAGATATATCTCAATTTGATTTTGTAAAAAAAGCAGGCGCAGTTTACAGAGCATCAATAGATAAAGATAAACAAAGATTTGGAGGATAATGCCATTTGATATACAAAATATAGATCCATTAGATTTACAACCAAGTGTAGGAGTGGGAGTTGCATTGCCTTTTTCCTCTACTAGTGTATTTAACACTACGTACACAACCCAAAATGCAATAAAAGCAAATCTAATAAACTACTTTCTAACTGAAAGAGGAGAGAGGTTTCTAAACCCAGCTCTTGGAGCAGGTCTAAGAGCATTACTATTCGATCAAATGACAGAAGACAAAAAAGAGGAAATTAATTACGCTGTAAGGCAAGGAGTGTCTGAATGGTTTCCAAATGTAAATATACAGGAGCTAGTTACAGTATATAGCCAAGATAGAAATACGGTAACAGTTAGTATGAACTATAACGTAATAAATACAAACATACAAGATCAATTAGTAATTAATTTTGAACAATAATGGCTCAGGATAGAGATATAAAATATGTAAATAGAGATTTTGGAGACTTTAGAAATGAGTTAATTGAGTACGCTAAAAACTACTTTCCAGACTCTTATAACGATTTCTCTCCTACATCACCAGGTATGATGTTTATAGAGATGGCTGCCTATGTAGGAGATGTTTTATCATTCTACCAAGATACCCAACTACAAGAAACATACATCCAACACGCTAAGAATCCAGCTAATTTATATAACCTAGCATACATGATGGGGTATCGTCCGAAGATAACAACCCCCTCAGAAGTTGATATAGAAGTATCACAATTAGTAGGATCTACATCAGGAGAGCCAAACTGGAATCAAGCTTTTAAAATACCAGCAAATACTAGAGTAAAAGCATCCTCTACAGGTCAAACAAACTTCTATATTGAAAAACCTATAGACTTTACTTTTTCAAGCTCATACGATAATACAGGAATAAGTGTAGAATCACTATCATCAGGAAATCCTAATGAGTTTAGATTAACTAAGATGGTAAAAGCTGTTTCTGGAGAAGTAAAAACCGCTACACAAGTATTCACTTCTGTAGAAAAGTTTAAAACAATTACTATAGATGATACTAATATAATAGGAGTAATTTCTATACAAGAGGGTGTTAATGGACCAATTTGGTACGAAGTTCCTTTTTTAGGACAGGATACAATTTTTATTGACAACACAAATACAAACCCAGATTTTCAAACTGTACCATATAGTCTAACACTTCAAAGAGTTCCAAGGAGATTTGTAACTAGGTTTACCTCAAAAGGCCAATTACAGATTCAATTCGGAGCAGGTATAACAGGCCAAGAAGACTCAATAATAACACCAGATCCAACAAACGTAGGATTAGGCTCAAGTCAAGGAGTACGTAGAATAGATTATGCATATGATCCATCTAACTTCTTATCAACGAAATCATACGGACTTGCACCATCAAATACTACATTAACAATTAAGTATTTAGTAGGTGGAGGAGTAGCAGCAAATGTTCCTGCAAATACTATTAATACACTAATAGATTACAGCACACTTCCAACAGCTCCTGATAATTCTAAAATAGCCACAGTAGTATTTAATAACCCACTTGCAGCCGTTGGAGGAAGAGATGGAGATACGATTGATGAATTAAGAGAAAACTCATTAAGAGCCTTTAACGAGCAAGGAAGAGCAGTAACACTACAAGACTACACAGTTAGAGCTTTATCAATGGATTCTAAATATGGATCAATTGCAAAAGTATATATAACACAAGACCAGTTAACAAATCCAAATAGCACTACAGATAGTATAGTTGATAGTAATCCATTATCATTATCGATATACACATTAGCTTACGACAATACTAAAAGCCTAATTACCCCAACAAGTACGTTAAAAAATAATTTAAAAACATATCTTGCAGAGTACATGATCTTATCAGATGCTGTTAACATAAAAGATGCTTTTATAGTAAATATTGGAGTTAATTTTGACATAATAGTAAAACCAAATTTTCCAGGAAGAGATGTACTACTTGCATGTACAAATAGAATAAAAGAGCACTTTAATATAACAAAGTGGAATATAAATCAACCAATTAATCTTTCGAGTATGTACACACTTCTTGATCAAGAAAAAGGAGTACAAACAGTACAGAAAATAGAAATAGTAAATAAAGTAGGTGGAGTGTACTCGCAGTATGCATATGACATAGTAGGAGCAACTAGAAGCAATATAGTATATCCCTCATATGATCCTTGTATATTTGAAGTAAAATTTCCAGACACAGATATTGAAGGAAGAATAACAACACTATAACATGGCAGTATATAGAATATTTCCTGAGAAGGATGCGTTTATATCATCAGAAGTACCAACAGGAAATGCTGGTAAGGATGAGATAATTGAGATAGGTGGATATGCAGATTTTTCAGTTACAGGACAAACTAATCGCTTATTGGTTCAGTACAAGACCTCTGAGATTCAAGATGTAATTGCAAATAAAATAGGCGCAGCAGCCTATAGTGCAAGCTTACAACTATACTTAGCAGACGCATATCAAATACCAGTAGATTATACTCTATATGCATATCCAGTATCTGGAGCATGGGATAGTGGAGTAGGTAAGTTTGGAGATATTCCAACTAATACTACAGGAGTTTCCTGGATAAACAGACAGGCGGGAGAAGTATCTCCTTGGGCTACATCTTCCTTTGCAGTAGGAGCTACAGGTTCTTTTAAATCAGGTTCGACAGGTGCAGGAGGAAATTGGTACACAGGATCAAATGGAGTAAATTTAGAATTTACTCAATCACATCAACTAAACTCAACTAACGATGTTAATATAAATGTTACAAGAGCTGTACAGTTGTTTAATGCACAAACATTAGCTAATAGCGGGTTTATAGTAAAACTCCCGAATGATCTTGAATATAACACAACAGCTTCTATCCGACTCAAATACTACGGCGTAGATACGAATACTATTTATCCACCATTCTTAGAATTCAAATGGGATGATAGTGCCTACAATACAGGATCTCTTTCAGTTTTATCAAACAGTATTTCAATTATTAATCTTACAAATAACAAAGGAAAATACCCAGATGTAGGAAAGCAGAGGTTTAGAGCATCAGCAAGACCTAAATACCCAGTCAGATCCTTCACAACATCATCAGCATACTTAACAAATTATGCACTTCCTTCGGCATCATACTGGGGGTTAAGAGATGAGAATACAGAAGAAATGGTTGTTGATTTTGATACACAGTTTACAAAAATAAGTTGTGACTCAAATGGAGCATTTTTTGATGTGTACATGGATGGGTTGCAACCCGAAAGATATTATCGTATATTAGTAAAGACGACTTTAGATGGAAGTACTACAGTAGTAGATAACCAAAACATATTTAAAGTAGTAAGAAATGGCTAATAATATTAACATACAGAAGACTGTATTTAGTACTGTAGATTTTAACAAGGTAATAGATAGTAAATTCAAAACCTTTACACAACCAGTACCAGAAGAAGATCCAGATACTTCTGAAGAATTGTTTAGATTATATGAGAAGCTTTATTACGAAATAGATGTAACAGGAGATGTAAACTCACACGAATACCTAGTAAGAAGAAGTTCAGAGCTACTAAATTTTGATAGAGTTACAGAAGACATACAACCGCTATTAGATGAGATAGCACAATTAAGACAAGAGAATCTAGGGCTAAACCAGCAAATACTTACCCTAGAAACAAAGACATAGCACATGGCAGATATAATTTATACAGTTAATCAAGACTCACCAGAAAGTATAATAGGTTTTGAGCAATACTCTCAAGAGGATAAAGCATTAGTAAGCTCCTTCCAGATCAACAGTATATTTGATCCAGCCAACAATTATTCAGAACTACATGTACTATCACTATCAGACGAACTCCTAGAAAGTGACTATACTTACACAGGATTTACCCAATTAGGAAATGCACAATCAGCAGGTCAAACAGGAGCATCTGTATTAACTATAGACCCAATTGCAGACATCAAAGCGTTCGGATATACTGGTGGAGGAGTAAAACTACTATACCACTTCCTAGACGATTTATATACATCAAACAATACTACAGTAGAGTTTTTTATACAAGACATATCTCAAGATAGAACAGAATTAGTTTTATCAACACTAAACTTAGCAGCAGAAGAACTAGCAGCAATAACCTCTGCAATTAAGACTAACTTACAAAGCCAATCATACTTTACAGGATTTAGGTTAAATTTTAAGAATAACGATCTATTCATTGCAATTAATATTGATACTTTAGACGTAGGTACAGAAAAAGTAGTCACAGTAAAACTATACGAACCACTTCCAACTACCTATACATTAAAAAGCAAATTAAACATAGTAGATATAGTATCAGATTCAATAGTATATGAAATTGACGCAGAAGCTATTCTACCACCTGAAGTAGCACCTACTTTAAGATCTCCGAATTTTGATTTAGATATAACAGATGATAGTGTAGTTTCAACAGGATATTATAACTACAATGAATTATTCAGCTACCCAGTTAATAATGCAAATAGTCAAATATTTTCAACTGCTAATCAGAAAGGAATAGATATTAGTGTTGATTATACAACATTTAGTAACTTTGTACATTTTTCATCAGCACAAGAAAGGCTGCTAAACTTTAAATACAAACTAGATTTAGTATATAGCTATTCAGCAAGTATAGCATTAGGAAGAGCAGCTACAACAGGACTTCAAGGAATCTCAGGAAGTAGAGATTACTATGAAAACCTATTAACAGGAGTTGTAAGTAATTTCGATCAATATGAGAGATTCTTATACTACGAATCAGGAAGTAGCTCTTGGCCAAAAAGCAACACAACAAAGCCATATATAAATAAACCAAGCACCAACTCTGAATCAATAACTTGGTATACGGATCAAATTGTAAACGCAATTAAATACGACCAAACAAATTTTAGTTCACTTGCTTATAGTATTCCAGCATACCTAAGAGATGATGCAAATAATGAAAATTATCTTACATTTGTATATATGGTTGGTCAACATTTTGATAATTTGTGGCTATATTCAAAAGCAGTAACAGATAAATATGATGCTGATAATAGGATTGACAAAGGTATTTCAAAAGATTTAGTAGCAGAAGCTTTAAAGAATTTTGGAGTAAAGTTATATACTTCTAATAAATCTGTAGAAGACCTATTTACAACCTTTATAGGACAAGCATACCAATCGGGTAGTGAAAAAATTAAGGTATATGTAACAGGATCTTTAACTGGTTCAAATACCCCTATCCAACCAACCTCTTATGATAATTATCAAAAAGAGGTTCAAAAACGCATATACCACAACCTTCCGTTACTTTTAAAATCTAAAGGAACAGAAAGAGGATTACGAGCACTTATAAATTGTTTAGGAATTCCAGGAGACATTTTAGATATAAAATTATATGGAGGTAGAAATGTAAATGAAAGACCTTTTTATGGGGATTATCAGTACTATACAGGTTCTATAGATAAAATACGATTAGATCATACCGGTAGCATAGTAACAGGTAGTACTCTTTCAAACTACGTATCTATTGTAAAAAGGGATGATAAATATACAGATGATTTACATCCAATAGAGGTAGGATTTTCTCCTACTGACAATATAGATAATATTATTATATCTGCATCAAAAGCAACAGCTTCTTTAGCAAATTTTAACATAGACGACTACATAGGAGATCCTAGAAATCTAACATCAGACATATATTACACATACA